ATACAAGTCAGGATTTGCAGCCGCAACTTGTGTTGGTGTTTGTTCTACACCGCCTACATAAACAGGCATATCACCACCAAAATCAAAACCATCTTCAAACTCAGGTAATCCAGTATCCGGATTGATACTTCCACGACCACCTCTCTTTTTAAGAAGAGCAGCTTCTTGAGGAGTAATGTGTGCAAGGACTGTATCTCGTCCACGACCCTTTGATTGAATAATCTGTGCCAACGATGATAAATCTGTTTTAAGTGCTTTAGTAAGTGCCATTATCCTATCCCCAATGCGTTTTTTAAAGATTCCGTATTCCAAACATTTTTAGCTTTTTCATCTGTTCCTAATAAGTAGGGTTCAGCAGAAGTAGGAGATGATGCCAAACTTGTACCTAGTAATGTACTTGATAATGTATCAGACCCTATTGCTTTACTCAATACCCCAGAACTAGGTGATTTACCACCTGCAACAGATGGTGCTTTTTTTTGTAAATTTCCTTTTTCTCCGGGAAATAAAGGGTAAATATTTATAGAAAAATCATCTTTAGGTTTTGTTTTTTCTTCTGGTGGTTTTTCTACTGTAGGTTTATCTTTTGTTTCTTTTGGTGGTTCTACAACAGGTTGTGTTGGTTTTTCAGGTACAGGAGAAACCGGTGCTTTAGGTGTTGTTGATTTTTTTTGTGCAACATCTGACATAAACTTATCGTAATTTGTTTGATAATCTGATAAGTAACCTCTAATATTTGCTAAATTATTATTATAATCTTGTACTAATGAAGTATAAGAAGATGCGGCATCAGTAATATTTTTTTTGTATTGTTCGGCAAATTTTAAAGATGAGTTAGCTGACCTTAACATATTGCCAACATCACCGTATCCTTGTTGCATATTAAAGTTATATGCGTTCATAAATTTGCTGTAATTATTCATATTTTTTTGATACAAAGGCAAATTTTGGTTATAAACCTGCTCATACTGTTGATAACTGCTTTTTATTTGTGGTTGTTGATTAATTAAATCTTGTGCTGCTTTAGATATATTTTGTTGTTGTTCTATCAACTTTTGTGACTCGCCTGTCAGTACAGGAGCATCGGGAAATGAGCCAATATCACCAGAGGTTAAATTTGGTAATTGAGTTAAAAACTTTTCATTAATTGCTGCAGGTGCGTCTACTGAACCTCCAAAATCAGGAAGATTAATACTTGGACCACCGGGACTATATAAAGATGGGTCAGAACCAAAGTCACCCTCAATGGTTACTGTACCACCACCTCCAAAATCAATTTCATCCATGATTTACCTTTTTCCAAAAATCGAATTTTTTTTATGGACGGGGAACATTTTTACAATCCTAACGCAGAAGCTATCTGCTGATGAATCGTTAAATGTAGTCCAATCCAGTCGTAAAATTCAGTCTCTTTATTGAAGTTTACGTCCAACATATTAAACGGATTACTTAAATTTAAGTAACTTGCAAGTGCTTGATGCTCTGTTTGATGGGCTAATAACCAGTCATCTAGGTTGTCTACATTGGCATCTACAAGAGGAAATTTCGAGTATGTTTGCCCTATATCAGTCAATGTTTCCCAAAATAATAGGTGTTGAGTACCATTTTCAAACAAAAACTCTTTAAGACCTTCTTGGTCACCAAATTGCACAATAGATAAAGCGTCCATGTTCATTTGTCTACCTTTTGGTCTAGCCTGTCAAAGATTTTACTAAGCATTGATTTAATATCTGCAATATCTGTTCGGTAATCATCTTTTGCAATATAACTACGTGAAAAATCTTTCATATCTTCTTCCATGCGAGTAATATCTTTTGTTACCTTGTTGACAACAAAGGCAGCCAAGAATCCAGCAATCACAATGATGACGTTAAATATTTGTTGATTTTCAATCATAATATAACCCACCGTTGTCCAGAACTGACCGTTACACTTACTCCATTAGCTACTGTCATTGGTCCTACCGACATAGCGTTATATCCTGTTGATACCGTTACGTTAGCAGATACGTTGGATTTATTAAAACTTAATCCTGACTCAGACGCATTAATCGTTGCACTTAATAATCCTGTACTTGGATTAAAAAATAATTTAGTAGAACTAGTGTTTGCTGTACTAATAGAGCCACTTGTAGCTGTCGTTAATGCTGGATAATACGTACCATTTGTTGTTGTATCGTTGGTAATTGCTAATCCACCAGAAGCGTTAATCGTGACATTAGAACGGTTATTTCCTGCATCATCGGTAACAGTTAAGGTAACATTACCACCGGGAATAAAATTAATTGCCGGTTCTGAACCAACAGCAACACCATTATTTTGTACCGTTACTTTTTGATTGGTTGTATTAGCTACAGCATTAAGTGTGACGTTTCCTGTTAAAGCACCACCACCACTTAAACCTGTACCAGCAATGACGTTTACTGTATTGGGTACTGCTCCTGATACGGCAGCTACACCAATAGCAATTGATACATTCGCTGCAGCAGTTAATCTGCCATACGCATCAACAGTATAAGTTGCTACAGTAGACGCATTACCATAACTGCCAGCAGTTACAGCCGTTGTTACTAAATCAATAACCGGAGTTGTTCCTCCAGTAGAACTGATACGTCCTGTTGTTCCTGATACGCTTGTAACATACGAACCCGATGGTTGTTTATTGTTAAACGTATTCCAGTCAGTAGACGTTAAGTAACCATTGGTTGTTGTATTAGCAGCAGCCATCGATATAGCTGGAGTAGTACCACCACTTGATACTACGGGTGCTGTACCAGTAACAGACGTGACCGGTGCTGTACCATTACTTGCCGATGTTAATTGACCTTGAGCATTAACTGTTAAAGTAGCATACGTATACGTTCCTGCAGTTACCGTTGTATTAGCAATACTAATAGTTCCTGTAGTCGTAATTGGACCACCAGTCAAACCTGTACCTGTTGCTACTGAAGTAACTGTACCACCACCGATAGATACATTAGAAGCAGAAGTAATCCTACCCTGAGCATCTACCGTAATTTGCGGAACAGTAGTAGAACTCCCGTAAGTAGCAGCAACAACTGTTGTATTGGCTAAATTAATGGTGACGTTAGCATTTAATCTACCACCACCAGAAAGTCCAGTACTTGCTAATACATACGTTGTATTAGGTGTTGCACCGACATCATTAGACGTTAATACGACTGCTCCTGTATAACCATTCACAGAAGTAACTAAATCGGTGTTATCTATTTTTTGCCATACGGTACCGTTGAATACTGCCCAGTCACTTACTTGCCAATCGGTAATGCCGTTGAGGTTGGTGCTACCAGCTACGCTAACAACGTAGTAATACCCTTTTGTACCAACGCTACTAGTTAACGTAGGATTATTTGCATTTGCATCCCACGTGCCTTGATAGTTCAAAGAACCAGAAGCACCCCCAGCAGCGACCTTGAGCATTTATAGTCCATCTCCGGCAATGATATAAATATCAGCAGTATTTAAACTAGTGATAGCGGTGAAATAAGCATTAGGTAAAAAAGTTAAAATCTCATCTGTATTCGGTAATAAGAACATTACTTTTTGACTGTTTACACCACTACCAGTAGGAATGACACAATTAGTATTGGCTTCAGACGCTGTAGAACCCCATGCTAAAAAAGCACCTTGAGTACCAGAACTGTTGATAATACGATATTGATTACTACTACCTGTAGATGAAGGTACTTGTGAAGCTGCCGGAGCAGATGTAGCACCAGTAATCTTGACTGTATTACCCATTGGTGAAAATGCGTTGATTCCCATGTTATCCTCCTATTAAAGCTTTTACTTCATCTTCAGTTAAACCAAGAGCAGATAATTTAGCCATTGCTGATTGTTTTGCAGTTACTTGGGCTTCTTGTTTAGTAGTTTCTTCTGCTTGCATTTCCGCTAATTTAGCCTCTGCTTGTGCCATGTCGTAGGCTACTTCTTGTTCATTAGCGTCATAAGCAACGTCATCACGAATTGCAACAACAGTAGGATTAAGTGCATAAATTGCTTGGTCTAAATAAATCATACTGCAATCTCCATAAGAGTAATTGTGTTTAACATACTATCTCCAGCAAAAAACACGCTACCAGTTCCTGATTTTGCATAAACCGTATATGAAGTTGAACTTGTCGTTGATGGAGAATCTAATACAACCATTGGATAACAAGCCCATGTAGAACTTAATCCAATTTCTACTAATCCATTAGAAGCACCTAGATTAGTTGATGAACCTCGATAAACAGTAGCATAAGCAACAGGATTTGTTGCGTATAAATTATTTTGAACAATTACAAGAATTTTACTTGTAGAAAACAAAGGAGTAATAGAAGCAGTTAATGATGTTGCTGTAAATGAAGTGTTGGATACACTTCCAGTTCCTGTAAAAGTAGCATTAACCACTTGTATAACCTTACCACCACTATTTTGAGTAGTAGCGTTGTTAAATGTTAAACCGTTTGTTCCATCAATGACCATTGACATTATTTATTCTCCAACGCTGTTAATCGTGTTGTTAATGATTCTATTAATGCTTGTTGTTCTTGGATTGCTTTTACAAGCATAGGAACTAAAACAGTTGTTTTAACTGACTTGTTGCCTTCGGGGTCTTCAGAAACTAAAGCAGGAAATACTTGCTCAATTTCTTGGGCTACAAAACCAATTTGCTTTGTTTTGTTTTCATCACTAATAAAATTAAAATTACGAACTTTTAAATCAAGTATGTTATTTAATTTAGGTGTTGCATCAATAACATTTTCTTTTAATCTTGCGTCAGATATTGTTCCCCAAACACCAGTTGTATTATAAGTAGAACCATCGCAACGTAAGTTAAAAATGTTACTATCATTGCTATCATTTACTGTAATAGCAAAAGTAGCGGATGATGTTGATGTAGTTTTTATTTGAAGACCAGCATTATTTGCTCCACCATTCCAAGAAGTGCGATTAATTAGCAAATGACCGCTAGAATCCATATTAGCACCAGTTCCTGATGCGTGTCTTACTGTTACTAAATTATTTGTAGTGTCATAAAATAAATAACCTTTAACTACAGATGCAACTGCTAGTTCAAGACCAGGGTCTGTAGCATTGTTAATACGAATTCGTTGTCCATTTACCTCTAATTTTGTTGAAGGACTAGTAGTACCAACACCTACGTTCTGTGATGAATCAATAGTAAGTGCAGTCGTGTTTGCGGTCTGTAATTGCAATTGACCACTTAAATCAGCCGTCTGTACAATTCCTGCACTAGTTGATGCGTTTATTGTTGATGCCATTATGCTAACTCCTCATCTGTTGGTTTAGGCAATGTAGGATGATTCCATTCTTTGATGTAATCGCCTTTACCATCTGAATCGTTTTGCAATTGAATTACAGTCATAAAATCCTGTTGTGTTAGGCTAGGATATAAAGCCATGATTTTTTCGTATAACATTATGCACCTCTCACTAAACAGGCTGAAAAAGTGTTTTGATAAAAATTTGTAGCGGATGCAGGAGAATTTCCATAAACTTCAACATAATCTGTTGAACCGTTAAAATACATAACTGTTTGTAAAGTAACAGAAGCATAATTGTTAATATTTCCAACAGCAGATGCTCCATATGGATAACTTGCTCCGTTTTTATAAAATCTCACATAAATTGCATCTGTAACAGTATTTAATTGGTTAAAAAGAACAGTATTTAATTGATAATATCCAGCTACTGTTGGAGTAAATCGACTAGAAGCAAAATTGTTATTAGTATCAAATGTTTCAGTATCAAACAATACTTTTGTATATACGTTTTGAGAAACTGCTTGTGTTGAAGATTGATAAGCACTAAACGCTGGCATATTACCGCTTACCATAACTGTACCTGTAGCAGCAGGAATTGTTGCAGTATTAGTACCAGCAACAGTAGGAACGTTTACCGTTACACTTCCGCTAGTATCGCCTGTAAGAACTAATGCACCCATAATTTATCCTTTATAAAATAACATAGCGACTACCGCTAGGAATCGTTACTGTAATACCCGTAGCAACTGTAATTGGTCCTACACTAAAACCATTCTTACTTGTTGTCATCGTATAATTTTGATTAATGCTTTGCGTATTTTCATATACAGCACCACCAGCACTTGCTCCACCAGAACCACCACCGCCTGACAATATCCAATTCGTGCCGTTGTACGTAACTGAATAGATGCCACCAGCTAATAATTCGTTTCCAGATAGTACGCTACCATCTTCATTCAATATAGTTGTTGCTGCTAATATTGTCGAACTATTGACTTGAGTTGTCAAAGTAGTTGAGCCTGTATTTGCATTGTTTGCTTTAAACTGTAACTGTGTTCCTGTAGAAACGGATGTACTTGTAATTCCAGCCGGATAATTTAAAAGAACAGCATTAGTTGTTCCTGTATCTACAACGTAATTACTGTAGTTGTTTAGGTCGTTAAAGTAAGAAACAAGAGACGCAAAGTCTATATCCAAGTAAGATAATGGTATCGTACTTGTCTGAGTTGCAAAAGAATTAGGTACTGCTGATACTGGTTTAGTCATTAGAATCTAGCCCTTAATTCGTGTTCATATTGGAATCCATTTAAGACATACGCTGAAGATGAGGATTTCACCGTCATGCCTAAATATTTTCCAAATTGTTGTGCATCTGTTTTGTATAAATTATATCCAATAGTTCCCCATATGACTACTGTTCCTGAATTATTTGACCATGGTAAAGTCTGTAATCCAGCATTTTGCCATTGAACCAAGCTAGTTAAATTATAGTTTGGACTTGAACGATTTTCACTATCTATTGTTACATTCATTGAAATAGTTGAAACATTTGTTGATGTAGCTTCAATACCAATTTTAAGTGCTTGTTTATCCCGTATCGGGTCATTCATCGGTAACAATGCTGTTTGCACAATAGATGAAACATTAGCTGTTTTATCACTATAAAGTTGATATAAATGCTTACTTTCTACTCCGTATAAATTTACTAGTCCGCCAACCGGAGCAGACGTAATGTATTGCAAGTTGTTTCCTTGACTTGTAAAAAACCATTTTTTCTCAAAAAAGAGGGCTTGAACATAACGATAAGACTGAGTAAATACCGCATCGTAATATCTGAAATTAAATGCTGCACATAAAATATTATTGACTAATACTTGCCCTGCATAAACAGGATAACTAAAATCAATATTAGGGAAAACCCCATCTAACGGGTCTGAAATCTTGGATGTTGTAGAACCTACTAAAGCGTAGATTCCGTAGTCATTCATAAATAAAACAGACCTGAAATAAGGGTATATAGCATTGGTTCGTTTAGAACCAACAGAGGCAGAAATATTAGTATTGGTAAATAAAGTAGTACCACTTTGTTGGACCCTCACGTCAGAAAAAACATTAATAGAATCATCACCAAACAAATATAAAAAGTTATTTGCAGCTAATAATTTAAATAAATTTCCATGTAAAGTTGAGTCAGTTAAAGTAATGGCTCCTGCAGATACACTTGTAAAATCACTATATGAACCAGCAGCAGTAAAGTACACCGTACGTCCTTGTGCTATCCAAGTTCTACCACTAAATGTTGCTATATCAACACTTGGGTTATTAGCGATGGTTCCTTTAATCGTTGCATTAGCACCACCAGAACCTAGGGTTACTACTAGGTTAGCAGAGTTAGTATATCCACTACCGGGATTTGTCATCACAACTGTTGCTAGTGCATTACCTGAAATGACAGCCGTAGCTGAGGCACCTGTACCTCCACCGCCTGTAATTGTGACCGATGGTGCAGATGTATAACTATCTCCCGGATTGGTAACTTGAATACTAACTGTACCGGTAGCAAACGTAATAACTCCAGCTACTGCATTAGCACCAGAGCCACCGCCACCATAAAATGTAAGTGTTGGTCCTACCGTATATCCAGTTCCCGGTTCTGTTAACGTAATTGAATTGACTGCATTATTTCCAATTGTTGCGACTGCAGTTGCCTGAATACCATTTGCATCATTAGGTGCAGATATAGTAATACCCGGTGCTGAAGTATAACCACTACCACCAGAAATTAAAGCAATTTGTCCAACAGAACCAACCGATACAACATTGTTTCCATCCCACGTAAAGTATCCTTTGTTGGGGTCTGATATCAACATATACTGATTTTTCCATTGCGTGATTGATACATTTGCATTAGAAAATTTACCAGCATTTGCAATAGTGGTTAAAGTTTTATTATTTAAATCAAATGTTTCTGCAGAACCGTCTGTATTAAAAGACACTAAATAATCTGTCAAACCTAAATTAACAGAAGAAAAATAACTCGTTGTTCCTGTAAATACAACGGCATTATTACTTGAATTAAAAACTTCTTGTCGTTGTCCTGTTATTTTTAAATTAGCATAACCAATAGGCATGGCATTTTCTAGCCATGAAAAAGCACCTTCATCAATCGAGGTACGATTGGCTTTTGTGTCAACACCTTTAAATTGTTTGACAACCTGATACGATTTTTTTTGTTCAGGACTTTGTGCCATGTTATAGCACCGGTAAATAAGGGTTCGGCATCCTTCTAGTAAATGTAGAAGATAACGCTGCCTGAACTTGTTTGTTATATTGCTGAGTAAATATCTCAGCTTCACCATAACTCTGTTCTTTAAACTTAGCTTTGTAGCAAGCGTAATAAGCAACAGGATTAGTGTATGGGTCGTTAATTGGGTCTACAACTGTTGTTGATGTAAGCGGTGTAGGCAAAACAACTGTATCAATTTCTAAAGAATATATTTGGTCCGGTATGGGCGACAAATAGATTTGTTGTTGTCCATAAATAGAAAAACAAACTGGTTGTCCTACATAGTTTTGCCAATAACGTAACTCAGCATTAAATTGTGTCCAAGGTTTATACAGTAATGGATACCTTGTATTACCCCAAAAAATGTTGACGTTAATAACATCAAGCGTATTAATTCCTTGTGGCAATGAAACATACGGTATGACTTCTACAGGACCGACATATTGTAGAGTGACTGTACCATTTGTAAATGGTGTACTTGGTGGATATACACTTTGTGCAGAACCTGTATTACCCGGATACGGAGGTGGTACAGAAGAGAACGTACCTCCAGAGATAACGGTGTACGTATAAATATTGTAAAAAACAAGAGACCCAGTTGTTGCCGTTGCTCCACCAACCCACGCTATTGGAGGGTTAGATAATGTTGGAGCTGTTGGATTTGCAGGTGTCTGTGTAATTTGTAAAGAACGCAAACACCCCGTATCCCGAACGGTTCTTTCTCTGCCAGCATTAATGTAATCCGTTAATTCTTGGTCAGAGTAAAAGTTTCCGTTGGCATCATGTAAGAGCCTTCTACATTCCGTAATGTAACTCGATAATGTTGCCATGTTATTTCCATATTATGCTGGGCTAAGGACTTTTCCCCTTACCTGTTTTGAGGCAGGTAAAGGTACTCTTTCCACCACCGGGGGTAACGAATGGTTCTTTACTATTGGAGCCTTATCACTAATAACAAACTGCTCCAATTTTTTTAATCCTTCTGGAATATCATTTAAAGTTTTAGCCCATCCAAACCTAGCTAGGAATTGTGACTTATCTTGTGCATGATAACCAAACACGTGTACGACTATTTCTTCCGGTACCTCAATGGTTTTACCCGGTTCAAAGACAAACGGTTTACCGTCCCAACTATCTGTCAGAACGGTATCCGTATGATTGGTCACATAATATGTTGTCATTAGAATACGACCACATCACCCCAAATTACAATATCTACTGTGTTGTT